CGTCACCACGCCGATCCCCAAGGTGCCGATCCTGTACCGCGGGTATCTCGACGACCACCTGGCCCGGCCGCGGGTACAGCGCGGCGCCGAGTGGTGGCGCCAGTCGCTGCACACCACACTGATCGCGCTGCGCACCCTCGGTATCGACCGCCCCCTGTCCTACGAGCTGCACGTGCCGTTCCGGGCCGACAAGGCGGCGATGGCCGAGGTGCTGGACCGGTTCGCCACGCTCGACCCGCAGTGCCCACCGCAGTGGCGCACCCTGTACGGCAACCTGCACCAGATCGGCGGCGCCCAGCACCCAGACTGCAAGGCGTACACCCGCGCCGCGGTGGGTGAGCCGTTCCACTCGACCGACGACTCGTCGTTCCGGCACTTCCTGGCGGCGTTAAACCGCATGTTCCCGCGGCCCAGCAGATACGAGGCCCCATGAGCCGTGACGTGACGCTGTTCGTGTTCGCCGGCCGCCGCTGGCGCCCCGGCCAGCCGATCGGCGACGAGGCCGCGGTGAACCTGCAGCGTCGCGCGATCTGGACCGGCATGTCGGCCGTACACGTGTCGTTCGGGCCCCAGCACACCACCACCGAGCAGGAGACCCGGTGGCGCGACGAGTACCGACACATCATCGACACCTACCTGGGGGCGCGGTGAGGGTAGCGGTGATCGTCCCGTTCCGGGACAAGGGCGACCCGTGGCGGGCCAAGAACCTCGGCACCGTGCTCGAGCACCTCGACCAGTGCGGCTTCGACCCGCACATCGTCGACGACGGCCGCACCGGGCAGGCACCGTTCAACCGCTCCGCGGCCTACAACCGAGGCATCCAGGCACACCCCGCCGACGTGTGGGTGTGCCACGAGGCGGACATGCTCATCGACCCCGAACAGCTCACCACCGCCGTCGAACTCGCCGCCGCCCAGCCTGGCCTGGTGGTGCCGTTCAACACCCGCAACGAGCTGAGCCGCACCGACACCGAGCGGGTGCACCGCGGCGCCGACCACCGCGCCTTCACCCCCGAGTACGTGATGGGCGACGGCCGCAGCGTCGGTGCCGTCAACGTCGTGTCCGCCGCAACCATGCGCCTGGTCGGCCGGTGGGACGAGGCGTTCGAGGGCTGGGGCTTCGACGACCGCGCCATGGCGCGCGCATTCAAGGTCGTCACCGGCCGCGACACCCGCGCCGTCCCCGGCATCGGCTGGCACCTGTGGCATGTGCCTGGCTGGTCGGTGGAGTCCCGGTTCCGCGGCGGCGCACACATCCCGCCGCACGAGCACGAGGCCACGGTGCGCAACGAGCGCCGCTACCGCCGCTACCGGCGCGCCAGCACCCCAGACCAGATCCGGGCACTCACCACCGGCCGCGCATGACGATCGGGGTCGCGATCACCACCCACCGCCGCCCCCAGGTGCGCGCCAAGACCCTGCACGGCTGGGCGCAGGCCCTGGACGGTGTCGCCACCCTGGTAGTGGTGCACGACGAGGACGGCCGCGGCGTAGCGTGGGCGAAGAACCGCTCCATTGAACTGCTCATCGACGCCGGCGTCGAGCACCTCTTCCTCGCCGACGACGACGTGCACCCGATCACCCCCGGCTGGTGGCGACCGTACGTCGCCTCCCCGCACCCGCACCTGATGCACTGCTGGGGCCGCTCCCGGCTCCTGCGCGAGGAGGACGGCCACACCCTGTGGTCCTGGCCGCGCGGCAGCCTCCTCTACGCGCACCGCTCCGTGATCGACCGCGTGGGAGGCATGCGCACCGAGTTCCGCCACGCCGGCGAGCACGTCGAATGGTCGCGGCGCATCCACAACGCCGGCCTCACCCCGTGGCCGTTCATGGACGCAGCCGCCGCCCGCCGCGGCATCTGGCACTGCGAGGACTACACCCGCTCGACGCCGTCATCACTGCCGGGCGACCGCTACAGCCCGGAGGAAACAGCCCGCCGCCACCAGCTCTACGAGCAGTTCCGCGGCAGCACGGACTTCGTCGACTACCGGACACCAGCCCAAGGAGCCCCCCGGTGATCACCTCAACCGACATCGACCACCGCTTCAACTACCACCCGGCCACGAACGAGGCCATCCGCGCACACTGCAAGGCGATGGCCCACGTCATCAACTCGACCGTGGCAGACAGCCGCGAGAAGGCGCTGGCGATCACCAAGCTAGAGGAGACCATGATGTGGGCCAACGCCGCAGTCGCCCGCCACGGCCTCACGGACAACGACGAGGCGCTGTGACCCACCGGGTGCGCGTCGAGATCGACGGCCACGTCCTCATGGACGACACCCCCGGCGAGTGGCGCGAACCCGGCAACAGCCTCCTCGACACCATCACAGCCAAGGGGCCCGCCAACGCCGAGCCGTACATGGTGCCGCTGCTGCACGCCCTAGCCGAGGTCGCCGCACGCAGCCTCGCCGGCACCAACCGCCGCGCAGGCGGCTGGACCCTCACCGTCCACTACGAGCCGGACCGCACCACGTTCACGGTCACCACCCATGCCGAAAAGCGGTAGCACCGCGCAGCGCGGCTACGGCAGCGCCCACCAGCGGCTCCGCAAACGCCTTGAGCCGATCGTCGCATCCGGGCAGGCCGAGTGCTGGCGGTGCGGCCTGCCGATCCAGCCCGGCCAGGAGTGGGACCTCGGCCACGACGACGAGGACCGCTCGATCTACCGCGGCCCCGAACACGCCCGCAGGGCCGACTGCCCAGCGGGCGGCAACAGGGCCACCCGCCGACTGGACCGCCGACCCGACGCGGCACCCACCGCCCCGCCAGTCGACACAACCAGAGAGTGGTGACGCCCGTGGCCCATCAACTCGACAGCGCACCAGCGGCCCGCCGCTGCCATTTCCAGTGGACACAGCGCCTCGGCGGCCTCACCACCTACCACGCCTGCGCCGAGCCGGCCGGATCACTGCACCGCGAGCACCACCAGTGCAGCTGCGGCGCAACCCACCAGCGCCAGGCATGATCTACCGCCACGCTGGCCACACCAGCCCAGCACCACCCACACCCCCCAGGCGGCAAACCACTCCGCAGCCGCGGACCGCAGCCGCACCTGGTAGCCAGCAAACATCGCAGGTCATGCGCCGTCTGGGCGCATACAGGCCGGCGCCAAACCCCCGGCGGGGGCGCGCGGCGAACATGGCTATGCGCGTGACCTGCGGATATGGCGCACCAGCAAAGCGTGCGCACCACCCCGGGGGGTGGGTGTGGCGCGAGGAGGGCCCCGGCCCTGACCCCTCCGCGCGCCTGCCGTCATTTCCCTCCCGCGACGTGACACGTCCCGTGACCTGCGGTTTTGCAGCGGACGCCCGCGGGTGGCGGCACCGGCGGCAGCTCTAGCAAACACGGAGGTTTTGTCGTGCAGCGGAATTGCGCGGTGTGCGGCAAGCCTTTTCAGGCTCAGCGGCCGCAGGCCAGGTACTGCGGGGCAACGTGCCGGAAGCGCGCCCAGCGGGGCGGGTTGGCCGCCTCGAAAGCCCCGGTGGTGCCCATCCCGGCCCCGGTTGTCGCCGAGGAGTCCGAGGACAGCGGCCCCGGCCTGGTGGAGGCGGTGCGGTCGGCACTGGTGGAGGCTGGGCGCCTGCACACGGTGCCGGGGCAGCACGCGATGGAGCTGGCGCGCCGGATCGTGAACGCCCCGGGCATGAATACCGGTGTGTCGGCGCTGTCGAAGCAGTTGCAGGCGGTGATGACCGAGGCCCTGTCCGGTGCGGTGGCGGCGGCCGACCCGGTGGACGAGTTGCGGGCCCGTCGTGACCGGAAGCGGGGACGCCTGGCGTGACCGCCCCGGTGATGGTCGCCCCGGCGTACGCGAACGTCCCCGACTACACCGAGACGCTCGGCCCCGAGGTGGCCGAGCTGTGCGAGCTGGCCGGTTATGCGCCGGACCCGGAGCAGCGCCTGGTGCTGGACGCCCTGTTTGCGCTCGGACCGGATGGGTGGTCGCCGGCGGCGTTCGAGGTCGCGGTCATCTGCGCCCGCCAGAACCTCAAAACGGCGGTGCTGAAGATGGCCGCGCTCGGCTGGATCTATGTGGCCGAGCAGGAGCTCGTGGTGTGGTCGTCGCACGAGATGGACTCCACCCGTGAGGCGTTCCGTGACCTGGTGAACCTGATCGAGGGGTGCCCTCCGCTGGCACGCCGCCTGGCGCCGGGGCCGACGAACGGGATTCACCGCGGCAACGGCAACGAGATGATCGAGTTCGCTCCATCGGAGGCGTGTCCGAACGGGCAGCGGATCAAGTTCAAGGCCCGGACGACCAGCGGTGCGCGCGGCCTGGCCGGCGACAAGGTCATCCTCGACGAGGCGTTCGCGCTGAAGGACGAGCACATCGGCTCGATCATGCCGATTCTGTCGACCAGGCCGGAGGCGCAGATCGTGTACGGCTCGTCGGCGTGCCGGCCGGAGTCGGACGTGCTGCGCCGCATCGTGGCCCGCGGCCGGTCGACCGATCCGGTGCTGCGGCGCCGACTCGGCTACGTCGAGTGGTGCGCGCCCGAGAGGGCGTGCGAGGACAAGCGCTGCCCGCACTACCCGGGCTACCCGGGGTGCGCGATGGACAAGCGCGAGTACCTACAGATGGCGAACCCGGCGGCGGGGCGGCGGATCTCGTGGCAGTACCTGGCGGACGAGCGTGCTGCGATGCCGCCGTCTGAGTACGGGCGGGAGCGGCTCGGATGGCATGATGCACCGGCGCTGGATGAGCAGCCGCCGATCACGCGGGCGATGTGGCGGGATCTCACCGACACGACCTCTGCGCCGGTCGATCCGGTCGCGTTCGGGGTGTACGTGAACCGCGATCAGACCGCGGCGGCGATCGGGGTCGCCGGCTACCGCCGTGACGGCCTGTTCCACGTCGGTGTGGTGCCCGCGGTGCGTGGTGAGCAGGCGCTGTCGCTGCCAGGCATGTCGTGGATCCCGGACCGGGTCCGGGAGCTGTGGGACTCGTGGGGGCCGTGCGCGGTGGTGATCGACGAGAAAACCACCGCCGCGGCGCTGGTCCCGGACCTGGAGGCGCTGGGGGTCCCGGTGCAGACCACGAACGCCTCAGCGATGGCGTCGGCGTGCGGGAAGTTCTTCGCCGCTGTCCGCGACCGGGAGTTGCGGCACCAGGGGTCACGGCCGCTGGAGGACGCGGTGTGCTCGGCGAAGCGCCGCGATCTCGGGGACGCGTGGGCGTGGGATCGCCGTGACCCGGAGAGCGACATCACGCTGCTGGTCGCCGTGACGCTGGCCCTCCACGGGCTGGTGGTGCACGGGCGGCAGCCGACCGAGACCGAGGTGTGGGGATTCTTCGCATGAACAGGGTTGCTGTGCTGCTGGCGCTGCTCGGGGTTGCGCTGGTCGTCGGAGGGATCGGCGCGCTGGCCGGTCCGGCGTGGGCGGCGATCACCGCCGGCGTGGTGAGTGTGGCCGCAGCAGTGGGGCTGTACGACCCGGACGAGGGGCGTGAGCGGCGGTGAATCTGCTGTCGCGGCTGAAGGGCCGCCCAGCCGAGCAGCGCGGCACGCTCGATGACTACGCCCAGTGGATGAACAGCTTCTCCTACCAGGGGCTGTGGTATCCGGGCGGGCTACAGCAGACACTGGCCTCCCCGAGCGGCAGCAGTGAAGCGACCGAGCGTGGCGGCGGCGGGCTGCAGCACATCGCCACCGCCGCATACGCCACCAACGGGGTGGTGTTCGCGTGCATGCTGGTGCGCCAATTGGTGTTCTCGTCGGTGCGGTTCCGCTGGCAGCGGCTGCGCAACGGCGCGCCGAGCGACACGTACGGCAGCCCGGAGTTGCGGCTGTTGGAGCGGCCGTGGCCGAACGGCTCCACCCAGGATCTGCTGTCGCGGATGATCCAGGACGCCGATCTGGCCGGCAACTCCTACTGGACGGTGCACACCAGCCTGGCTCGGCTCGGCACCCAGGATCCCGGCGGCGAACTGGTGCGGTTGCGCCCGGACTGGGTGGAGATCGTGGCGCGACCCAGATACATGAACCGCGGCCGCGGCGGCGGGCAGATCGGCCGCGGCGGCCAGGTTGGGTGGGAGAAGGTCGGCTACGTCTACACCGAGGGCGGCCCCGGGGCATCGGAGCCGGCGGTGTTCACGGTGGATGAGGTGGCGCATTTCGCCCCGATCCCCGACCCGCTGGGGGTGTTCACCGGGATGTCGTGGATCACCCCGATCCTGCGGGAGATCCAAACCGACAAGGAGATGACCCGCCACCAGCAGAAGTTCTTCGAGCACGGCGCCACCCCGAACATGATCGTCAAGCACTTCCCCGGCGGGCCCGGCGTGGCGGCGCCGTCGATGGAGGCGATCAAGCGGTTCGCCAAGGAGCTCGACCAGCAGACCGCCGGCACCGAGAACGCGTACCGGACGATGCACCTGTACCCGGGCGCGGATGTCACGGTGGTCGGGTCGAATCTCCGGGAGATCGACTTCAAGTCGGTGCGTGGTGGGGGCGAGACCCGCATCGCCGCGGCAGCCGGGGTGCCGCCGGTGATCGTCGGCCTGTCAGAGGGCCTCGAAGCGGCCACCTACTCGAACTATTCCCAGGCGCGGCGGCGGTTCGCCGACGGCACGATGCATCCGCTGTGGGAGAACGCTGCCGGCACCCTGGAGGACGTTCTGCAGGTGCCGGACTCGTCCACCCGGCTGTGGTACGACGCGACCGGTGTGCCGTTCCTGCGGGAGGACGAGAAGGACGCCGCCGAGATCCAGAAGGTGCGCGCCGAGACCGTCAACACCCTGATCACCGCGGGGTACGAGCCGGATTCGGTGATCGCTGCGGTCGAGGCCGGCGATCTGCGCCTGCTGCGGCACACCGGCCTGTACAGCGTGCAGCTGCAGCAGCCGGGATCCGACGATCAGCCGCGCCAGCAGGAGTCACCAGGTGACGGCCCGGTGCGCGGCCGGTGCGGCGGCTGCGGGCGGCTGGTGCTGCGCAGCGACTCTGCCAGCGAGCACGACGGGTTGCGCTGCGCCGACTGTGATCCGGCAGCACTCGCGCCCGCCATGCAGCGGCTGGCGATCGACCACAGGGAGGTCCAATGACGACGGCAGTGAAGGGCGCGCCGCCGCGCGACGATCTGTGCCGGTCGGTGCAGTTCGACCTGGTGCGCGACGACGAGCACGGCGACGGGCTGACGTTCCGCGGCTACGGCGCGGTGTTCAACCAGCCCACCCGGATCGACTCGTGGGAGGGCTGCTTCGACGAGCAGATCGCCCCGGGTGCGTTCCGTAAGTCGCTGCGGGAGCGGACCCCGAAGTTCCAGTTCGACCACGGCAGACACCCGCTGATCGGGTCGGTGCCGATCGGCACTATCACCGACATCCACGAGGATGAGCGGGGCCTGTTCGTCGAGGCGCGCCTCGGCCGGCACCTGCTGATCGACCTGATCCGGGAGGCAATCGCCTCCGGCGCGATCGACGGGATGAGTTTCCGGTTCAGCGTGGTGCAGGAGGAGTGGCGGGACCGGAACGGGGTGCTCGTCAGGCCCGACGAGGTCGAGCAGATCCTGTGGCGTGACCCCGACGGCCGGGGCCCGCTGCTGCGCACCCTCAAGGAGGTGCGGCTCGCCGAGGTCGGCCCCGTGGTGTGGCCGGCCTACGAGGGCACCAGCGCCTCTGTGCGATGCAAGACCGATCCGATCGTGATCCATCCGGATCGGCTGCATGAGCCCGAGCAGCGCAGGCTGCTCGCCGAGGCCGTGCTCCGGGCGGAGCAGGCCGAGGCACACCCCCGACAGGGGGCGTCCGGTGACGAGCCGCTCGACACCCCGGCCGGGGCCGTTGAGCACTCGGGGACGGACACCGATACCGCGCCGCAACCCACCCCCGCCGAGGGGGCCGGGGAGCACGCGGCCGATGCGCCGCAACCCACCCCCGACGGGGCCGGGGAGCACGAATCGGTACCCGAATCCGCTGAGTCACAGCGCGACACCGACATCGAGTGCCTGTATCGGGACGCACTCAACGAGGTGCTCAACGCGCTGGACGCCAACCCGCCTGTGAAAGGAATGTGAGAGATGGGCATCCAGCTCACCTACGAGCAGGCCGTCAACCGCGAGAAGGACATCCGGGACGAGCTCGAGCGGCTGAAGGCCAAGAAGGACAAGACCGCCGAGGACCACGCCAAGGTCCGCAAGCTGCTGGACGAGTTCCGCGAGGTCCACGCCTACCGGCTGGACCAGGAGCACGACATGGCGCTGGCCGAGGTGCGCTCGGCCATCGAGGGCGCCGCCACGCCGGCCCCGGCGGCCGCCGAGGCGGAGGAGCGCGGCTACGTCGAGCGCGGCGACGGCAGCGACCGCGGTGAGCGGTGCGAGCGCAAGCACGTCGAGTTCTCGCAGCGCCGCTTCCGCAACCCCTGGGACCTGTCGACCATGCGGTTCGACGCCGCCAACCCCGGGGCGGAACTGCGGTCGCGCGCGTTCGACGCGATCGAGCGCATGCCGTTCGTCGACAACGAGCGCCGGCGCGAGGTCGCGGCGAAGCTGGTCGAGCGTGATGACGAGCAGAACCCCGTCATCACCCGGCACGCCCTGTACACCAGTTCGCCCGACTACTGCCGGGCGTTCGTGAAGTTCGTCCGCAACAAGGGGCAGCTGGGCGGGTTCACCCCCGACGAGTTGGCCGCCTACGAGCGGGCCATGGCGCTGGATCCCGGCACGGCCGGCGGCTACATGGTGCCGTTCCAGCTCGACCCGACGATCATCCTCACCGCCGACGGCTCGGTGAACCAACTGCGGGAGATCGCCCGGGTTGTGACCGCCACCGGCAACGAGTGGCACGGCATCACCTCCGCGGGGGTGACCGGGCGGTGGAAGGACGAAGCCACCGAGGCCACCGACGGGTCGCCGACCGTCGACCGGCCCGGCATCCCCGTCCACTCGGCCGACGTGTTCGTCGCCGCCAGCTTTGAGGTGCAGCAGGACGCGCCGAACCTCGCCGCCGAGATCGCGCAGATGATCGCCTTCGAGAAGGACAGCATGGAGTCGGTCGCGCACGTGGTCGGCAACGGCACCAACCGGCCGCGCGGCATCGTGACCGCCCTGGCCAACACCACGGTGCCGGGCGTGGTGCTCACCAGCGACCAGGCCGGCACCCTGAAGTCCCAGGATGTCTACGACCTGGACTCGGCGCTGCCGGCCCGCTGGGCCGCCAACGCCTCCTGGCTGGCGCACCGGACCACCTACAACAAGATCCGCCAACTGGATCAGTACGGTGGCGCGAACCTGTGGGCGCGCCTGGCCGACGGGCGGCCGCTGGACCTGCTGGGCCGGCCGAACTACATCGCTGAGGCGATGGCGTCGAAGTTCGACGCCGTCGACAACTACGTGCTGGTGTTCGGTGACTTCCGCAACTACGTGATCGTCGACCGGATCGGCACCACCATCAGCTACGTGCCGCACCTGTTCGGCTCGTCCGGGCGTCCCACCGGCCAGTCCGGCTGGTACGCGATGTTCCGCACCGGCGGTGACTCCGTCAACGACGGTGCCTTCCGTGTGCTGAACGTGCCCGGCGCGGGCAGCTGACCGGTCGCGGGGCCCCGGGTCCACCCGGGGCCCCGCACCACCAGCCCACCAACCCCCGTCTCGAGGAGACCCCATGGCATGGCGCTGCATCCATCCGTTCGTCTACGGCAACACCCCCTACCCGGGTGGCGTGCTCGTCGACGACGACGACCCCATCCTGGCCACCCACCGCGACTGCTTCGAGCGGGTCGGCCAGCCTGTGCCTGTCACCCGCACCGAGACCACCGCCGCCCGCACCCGTCGCCGCGGACGGCCACGCAAGCATGCCTGACCTGACCGCAGCCGACGTTGCCGCCTACACAGGTGGCCGGCTCATCGATGACGGCGGTGACGGGCCGGTGACGGCGATGCTGCAGGCCGCGCTCGCCGCGGCCCGCGGTGTCTGCGGCTGGCACGTGTCCCCGGTGCGCCGGGAAACGATCACCATCGACGGGCCCGGGCGCGCCGAGCTGTTCCTGCCGAGCATGCGCATCCACACCGTGCACCAGGTGGTCGAGAACGGCCGCGCTGTGCCCGCCGACCAGTGGGTGGTGTCGGCGGGCATCCCCGGCCTGATCGTGCGCCGCAGCGGCTCCTGGACCGCCGAATACGCCGGGATCGCCGTCGATGTCGAGCACGGTTACAGCGAGACCGAGGCAGCCGACTGGCGGCGCGCTGTCTGCCAGATCGTCGACCGCATGTCGACCCAGCCCATCACCCACGACGGGCGCAGCCTGCAGGAGGTGACCCGCAAGCGGGTCGACGACGTGGACTACCAGTGGAGCGACGGGCAGCTGCAGGAACTTGCTGAACGCCAGGCGCATTCGGCTGAGGCGGTGCTCGCACGGTACAGGATTCTGCCGGTGCGGTGATGTTCGGCGGGCACACGGTCACACTGCTGATCCGCACCGCCACTGGCGGCCGTGACCGGCTCGGCGTGCAGCAGGCCACCGAGACCACCATGCACGCACCCGGATGCCACCACCGCACCCTCACCGGCAGAGAGGTCGAGTCGTTCGCCGCCGCACCGGCGACGGCGGTGTGGAAGACGACGATCCCGGTCGTGGCCTACGACGAGCCGCTGCGCGCCGCGGTGCTCGGGCTGAAACCGTCCGACGCCATCGCCGTCGGCGGCCAGGAGCTGGAGGTGACGCAGGTGCGCATCCACAGCGACATGGACGGCAGCCCGTACAAGGTCACCGTGATCTCCAAGGTCGACAGAGGCTGATGGCGACGAACGACCGCGTGAAGCTCCGCAAGGAGCTCGAGACGAAGATCCTGCAGTCAGCTGAGCTGCAGGCGGGCACCAAGAGCTTCGCCGACCAGGTCAAGCAGTACGCGCAGAAGATCGCCCCCGTCGACGAGGGCGAGTTCGCGGCCTCGATCCACGTCAAGCGCGTCCGCACCCGGCGGGGCGCCGCGCCGCACTACTGGGTCGGGTCGAAGCACTGGCGGGCGCACATGATCGAGTTCGGAACCAAAGCCGACCCGCCCGACTCGAAGTCCCCGTTCGGGCCGAACACCCCCACCCCGGAGTTCGGGGTGTTCGCCAAGACCGCCGCCCACTTCGGCGGCACCGTCGAGGGCGGCATCGAGGGTGGTGAGCAGTGAGCTACGAGCAGCCAGACGATGTCGAGGAGATCCTCACCACCTGGATCACCCCCGTCTGCACTGCCGCCGTGCGGTTCACCGACCTGGACCAGCTACCGTTCGTGATCGTCAACAACCTCGGCGGCGACACCGACATCTACCTCGGCCTGTCCGACCCCGTGGTGTCGGTGCGGGTCCTGTGCGACAAGCGGCTCGGCCACGACGCCGCCGCCCGCACCGCCGACCGGGTGCACCGCCGGCTGGTGCAGTTCGGCCGCGAGCTGCCGGAGATCACCCTCACCGACGGCCGTATCGCCAGCATCGACTACCTGCGCTGCATCGAATCACCGCACTGGGCCGCATACGACGCAACCGGGCGGGCGACAGCGGGTAACGACGAGATCCTGTGCAAGCTGGCCCGCTACCAGGTCGGGTTGACCGACAGCATCCACCACGACGACGAGCACGGATCGATCTAGGTTTCGGCACCACGCGTGCCGCGCGGCGTGCGCCGCACCACTCCAGCCCGTTTCGCCGGACCACATCCGGTGCCATCCCAACCCAGTTGTGAAAGGACCGTCATCATGACGCAGCCACTCATCGGCACGGACTGGACGGCTGGCGGTTTCGCCGACATCTACAAGCCGTTCATCGAACGCGGCGGCGCACAGGCCGTTTTCGTGCGACAGAACCGGGGCGCCGACACCGACATCTCCCCGATCAAGGACGACGGCATCACCCTCGGGTGGTCGCCGTTCGCGCAGGACAACAAGCTCCGCGACGACCTGTTCATCCGCCGCCGCAACAAGACCCAGTGGTTCTACGTCACCGACCCCAACGAGGGCTTTTTCCACATCGGGTCGCAGACCGAGGCCGGCGGCGCCGAGCGCACCCCGAACACCAGCAGCGACAAGCTGCGGGTGCTGCAGAGCCCGTGGACCGTCGACTCGGTGATCACCGAGCGCGAGTACACGGTGCGGTTCGTCGCGGTGCAGACCGCCGACCCGTTGGTGCAGTACCTGGAGCACGAGCTGCCACTGGTGGACGATCTCGGCAACCCGGTCGTCCCGCTGCCCGGCACCCCCAACTACGGTGTTGGCCCGCTGCTGGAGTCGCCGGAGACCGAGTACCAGATCCTGCTGCTGTACCGGCGCGTCACCTCCGCCGGCCCCATCTACCGGGTTGAGGGCTACCCCGCCTGCAAGCTGGATGAGCAGGCCAGCAAGCAACGCAGCAAGACCGACCCGGACGTGGCTGACCTCACCTACTCGGTCGAGCCGAGCGAGCACTTCATCGTGCCGCACCCCGTGACCGGGGAGCCGGTTCCCGGCCTGTTCTACGTGTGGATGGGCGGCCCCGGCTGGGCCGCGCACCAGTCCACCGGCAGCTAGTAGACCCCGCCGGGCAGGCGTTTGGGCTGGCGCCTGCCCGGCGGCCCAACCAACCAGCCCGCAGCCCACCCGTCACAGCCCGAAAGGAAACAGCCCATGAGCGACAAGAAGAAGCAGCAGCAGGCCCTCGCCGATGCCGCCGAGCAGGCCACCGAGTACGGCGGGTTCGCCCGCTCCGCCAAGATCGTGGCCCGCCGCTCCGGCGAGGAGTTCGAGGTGCGGTCCCCGCTGCTGTTCGACGACGACCAGCTCATCGCCTACCAGCGGCTGCACCACCTGATCAACCAGTGCGACCGCTGGCCCGACACCCAGGTGCCCGAGCAGCGCATCGTGTCGAAGCGGGAGAACGGCGAAGAGGTCGAGACCTACATCGGTGCGCACACCCGCCGCGGCGAGTTCATCGAGCCCTACCAGAAGGACGGCGAACTGATCGACCCGCCCTACGAGATCCAGGTCGCCCAGATCGTGCTCGGCGACGACTACGAGCGGTTCCGCGCCGGCGGCGGCTCGTCCCGGGAGCTGGTGCAGTTGCTGGCCGAGATGCGCATTGCGGCGGAGAACCGCGTGGCAGGCGACTCGAAAAGCGCTGACGGCGACGATCTTCTGGAGGCTGATGCCGCGAGCGGTCGCCAGTGACCTGCGACGCTTTTTCGACATCCACATCCGCGATTGGCACCAAGGCCGGCTGTCGAGCTTCGAGCTGATCGAGCTGTTCGGGGTGCGCATCATCGACGACCACGAGACCCAGACGCGCACCATCACGGCCGAGTACGCCCCAGAGGACGGGGCGGTCGACCGGGTCATCCGCGAGGGCGGATTCAACCGGGTCGAAACACTTCTCGCCGAGCTGTTCAACGAAACCGCCCGCTCCCGGGCATCGCTGCACGTCGCGTTCGGCGGCAACGCCTACGAGCCACCGGAGATCGTCGACCCCCGCGTCGAGCGTGAACGCGAGCTGCTGCGGCAGCTGTCCGATGCCGAGAAACGCGAAGTCGCAATCGAAATCGGCGTCGACATCATGGAGGAGGACGCGCCATACCGATCCACGTAGATGTCTACCCGCGGATCAACCCGCGGGAGGCGACGGCCGTCACCGAGCAGCTCGTCGACGAGATGGAGCGTGCCGGGGAACGCGCCAGCGGCGCGTTCGCCGACAGCTGGGAGAAGGCCGCGCCGAAGGTCGAGAAGGCCATGGACAAGGTCGCCGACGCGGCCAGTCGTCTACGTGTGGAAGAGGAGAAACTCGCCGAGCTTCAGAAGCGCAAGAACGCCAGCAACGCCCAGCTGATCGCCCAGCAGGAGCGTGTCGCGGCCGCCGAGCGCCGCGTCGGCGCCGCCGCACGGGACACCGCCCGCATCTACCAGCAGGTGATGGAGCAGCAGCAGCGGCTCGCAGTCTCCGCCGGCCGCCGCGCGGCCCGCGGGTTCGCCACCAGCTTCGGCAGCGAGCTCGCCGCCGCGATCCCCGGGATGTCCGGATTCACCGCGGTGTGGCGGCAGCAGGAAACCCTCGCCGCCCGCATGGGCGCGGTGGTCGGGCGGGCATTCGGCATGGCGGTCACCGGCACCGCGGCCGCACTGATCGGCGCCGCCGGCTACTCCCTGTTCAAAGGGTTCGAGCGCTACCGCAGCCTGGACGCCACCGCCCACCGCCTGGGCGCGATCGGCAAGTCCGGTGAGCAGGTGCGGTCGATCATGGCCGACATCAACTCCGTGGTGGAGGGCACCCCGATCGCGCTGGACGCGGCTGCCCAGGCCGCCACCCAGTTCCTCATCGGCGGGGTGCGGGAGGGCCGCCCGCTCAAGGCGACTCTGACCGCGATCGCCGACGCCGCCGGCGCCTCCGGGGCGCGCTTCGAGGACATCGCGCTGGTGTTCCAGCAGGTGTTCACCAAGGGCAAGCTCCAGGCCGAGGAGATGATGCAGCTCAACGAGCGCGGCCTGAATGTGCAGGAGGCGCTGCGTCGCGAATTCGGGCTCACCGCAGCCGATCTGGAGAAGATGTCCAAGGACGGGCAGATCAGCTTCGGGATGCTCGTCCAGGCCATCGAGGGCTCGTATGCGGGCATGGCGCAGAAGCTCGGCGACACCATCGACGGTGCCCTGTCGAACGCGCGCACCGCGGTGGCGAAGATCGGCGCGAACATGCTGGCGGCGGTGTTCGGCGACCCCATGTCCACCACCGAGGGCCCGGGCGCCATGGCCGAGGCGATCAAGTCGATCACCAAGCGGCTCAACGATGTCAACGCCTGGATCGTCGCCCACCGCGACGACATCAAGGGCGCGTTCGAGAGCGCCGGGAAAGCGGCGAAGGACCTCGCCACGCTGATCGGCGGCGTGCTGGATGCGCTCGACCGGGTCGGGCTCGGTGTCGGCGACGTGGTCACCGCGTTCCTGGCGTGGAAGACCATCAGCGGTGTGATCAAGCTGAGCGAGAAGCTGCTCAGCATCGGCGACATCCTGTCGAAGACCCTCCCCGCGCAAGCCGAGAAAGGGGCCCGCGGGATCGGCACCGCGCTGTCGAAAGTACAGGTGCCGGTGTGGCTGGCCTACCTGATCTCTAGCGAGATCGACGAGAACCTCCGCGAGACGAAGTTTGACAGAGCCCCGCACCTGTACGGGGACCAGTCGGGGCGGATGACGCCGTGGCAGTGGTGGAACCGTGCCGAGCAGGGCACCGGCGAGCTGCAGCGCCGCCAGGAGTGGGTCAGGACCCACATGCCGGACTGGACCTCCCAGGACATCCTGGACCGCGAGTTCACCCCGCCGTGGGGGGCACCTGGGCGGCCGGCAACGTTCGAAGAGTACATCGAGAAAATGCCGGAGCTGCGGCCCGGCTACAACGGTCCCCACCGTGGCCCCAGGCAGCCGGGAGAGGCTGGCGGGCCGCTCGCCGATCTGTTCCCGGCCGCCCCGGGCGCCGAAAGCGGCGGCTCAAGCGGGGCTTCGCGGCCACGCCTGCCCTACCCGGCCGAGTACGGGCAGCCGCCGCGCCCGGGTGAGTCGATCGAGCAGTGGCAGCGCCGCATGGAGGGGCTGCGGCTGCAGCACACCGTCGACGAACTCAGCGCCTACATCGCCGAACTGGAGCGCGGCGGCGCCGACCAGGCAGAGCTGGTCGAGGCCCGCAACCAGTTGATCGACGCCCAGATGCGGCTGCAGCAGTTCCAGCGGGACTCGGCCACCCAGGTGCAGGTTCCGCTGCCAGCCGGCTACGGGCAGGTGCTGCCCGGGGAGACTCCGGAGCAGTGGCGGCACCGCATGGCCCTGCTGGACGCCCAGTACGAGGCCGCGAAGAAGAACGCCGAACTCGACGCGCTGCTCAAGTCCGGTGTGGCGTCGCAGGAGGAGATCGCCAAGGCGCGCAAGGAGGCGATCGACGCCGAGATTCGGGTCTGGGACCTGCAGCGGCAGGCACTCCAGGAGGTCACGACCGGTCTGGACCAGATCGGCGCCGAACTCGACGCGGATTTCGGAATTTCTAAGGGGCTGGCTGGAATTGCCGAGAACATCACGAAGTTTCTGGCCAACCTCGGCGCCGCACCGGTGCTGGGGGCGCTCGGCGTGCTGTCGAACATGGGCGGCGGCAAGAACGCTGGATCGGGGCTGATCGGCATCGCCGCCGCCCTCAGCGGGTACGGTGTGCCCCGCGGTGGCGGCGGCGTGGTGATGGGCGGCGACGGCGCGTCGATGCCGAGTCTCGGCCAACTCGGGTACCCGACGGCATCCAACCCGCTCGTCGCCGTGATGGAGTCCCTGGCGATGCGCGCCAGCGGCGGCCGGTACAGTTGGGGCGCATCCGATCTCGTTAACGGCCTGGCCGACTGCTCGGGCGCGATCTCCGACCTGGTCGAAGTGCTCACTACCGGGGAAACCGGGCCCGGGAGGCTGTTCAACACCGAATCGTTCCCAGCCTACGCCGCGGCGCATGGCTGGCGGCGCGGCTTTATGCCTGGGGCGCTGAATGTTGGTGTGCGCCACGGCGGCCCCGGTGGCGGGCACATGGCCGCGACCCTACCGAGCGGCGTGAATTTCGAGGCCGGTGGGCGCACGGGTGGCATCGCATACGGCGGCCCCGCGGCGGGTGCGCTGGACCCGCAGTTCACCGAGCAGTGGTACTACCCGGTCGGCGGCGTCGCCCCGACCGCGCCCACTCCGGCGGCCGGCGGCGGGGCGAGCGCACCGTGGGTCACCGGGTGGTGGCCGTCGAGCATGGCGCCACCGTCCAGCCCCGTTCCCATGGGTCCGACAGCGGCCCCAGGCGCACCTGCCGCCCAGGGCGGGGCGCCTGCGCCCGGCGGCGCGCCGGCGGGCGGTGGCGTGCCGGCGGTTCCGCCGATCCCCGGCGTCAGCCCCATACCGGGCTCGGCCGGCATCGGCACCGGCGCCGGGGTCCCAGGCGTGGCCGCCCCTCCAGCCGCACCCGCGTTCCGGGTCGGTGGCGTAACCCCGTACGAGGGCGTGGGGCCGGGGTTCACCGGGATCGGCGGGATCCTGACCGCAGCGATCCAGGCTGGCGTCGGCGCCGGCGCCTCGGCCGGCGGGCTCGCGATCGACTCCCAGGCCCCGGGCGCAGGCCAGGCTGCCGCCGTGGCGATCTCCGCGGCCGCCAACCTCGGCATCCAGGAGATCAACCGGGCGATCGGGTTCCTCGGCCAGGCCGCGGCCATCGGTGCCCAGGGCGTCATCGAGACGTTCGTACCCAACGCCGGTAGCGAGCTGGCGAACCGCAACTGGATCACCCGCATCCTGGGCGGCATCGCCGGCATGGCGCCCGCCCTGCCGAACCTGGCCGGCCAGATCACCGCCGGGCAGCAGAAGCAGGCGCAGCCTCCGCTGCAACCCAACGAGGTCGACCCCAACACCACCAAGCACGGCGAGGGCAATGGCCAGGCGCCGGGCCCGATCAACGTCGAGTACCACAACCACCAGGCCACCGAGGACCGCGCAGGCGCCGATCTCACCTGGCACCTGCAGCAGGCATACGCCGCACCGGGGATGTGATGGCAGACAACGTGATCCGATACCCAGCCAATACCGAGATCACCCCACACGGCTGGTATCAGCTCATCAAGGGCAACATCCCGACGATGTGGCTGACCAGCTACGACGGGTCGATTGAGATCTTCCTGCTCGGCGGACACGCCATCCCGGACCGCCACAAAGCCCCCGAGTGGGTCGCCATTCCGCCCGACGGGCTCTCCGGGCTGATCCCGCCGTGGCAGCACATCGACCAGAAGGGCGCCACCCAGGACGGCGTCGACCACCAGGACACCCTCTACGACCCGATCGAGATCGGGCTCAAGCTGGTGTGCCATGCCCGCGACGGCAAGCACCTGCAGCGGGTGGTGCGGCATGTGATCGAGTCGCTGCGCGGCGAGGCCGGTGACGCCATGTCGTCCCGCATCCACTGGCTCACGCACGATCTCGGCCACTGGTGGGCCGATGTGCACTGGTTCAAGGGCGCCCCGGTGGATCCGCTCTCCGGCGCCTACACCCGCACCCAGACGCTGTCGCTGCGGCTGCGGGCGCCCGACGCGTTCTGGCGCTCATACGCCGACATCGCCAGCTTCGCCTTCACCTACGACGACATGGTCGACGAGTTCGACACCGAGTATCCGGACGGCGCCGGCCCGGACTGGCCGGTGTGGTACTACGACGTCGACGACGCCGGCAACCCCTACCCGGGCGCAGGCCACCCGTGGGTGGTGCGCGGCCAACTCGGCTGGAAAGAGGAGGGCACCCTCTCCAACGCGTGCGTGCTCGGACCTGTGCGGGATTTCTCGACCGCCACCGACTACCAGGTCGTCACGGTCACCCTCGGCTCCATCCCGGAGATCACGTTCCCCGGTGGCGCGTACAACGACATCTGGGTGCGCATGGGGCGGGACGGCACCGGCGCATGGGACGGCAACGGGGTGCGTGTCCGCATCGGTCGCAACGGGATCATCGGCTGGATCAAGGTCTCACGCTTCAAGAACTTCGTGCAGACGCTGCTGTACGAGCGGCCATTGGTGATCCCCCCGTTCTGGGGTGAGACATGGACCGTGGTGGCCGGAGCACAGGACGATCCGCGGCTGTTCCAGGTGATGCGCGGCGACGGCCGAATCCCGATCCTGCGGCACAAGGAGACCGGCACCAATCTGTCCGAGCTCGGCGCCGCCTACCGCGGCGTCGGGGTGGGGTTCATGGCCGGCCGTGGCGTGTTCTCCCAGGCGTCCCCGTCGTGGGTGCGGCGCTTCACCGCCGGCGACAACGCCGCCATCACCCAGTCCGGGTGGCTGAAGCTCACCAACATCGGCGACCAGCCCTGCTACTACGACTACACGCTGTTCGGTCCTGGGACGTTCCGGATCTGGGATGGCCCGGAGTCCGATGACTACGTCCAGATGGGCCCGCTCGTGCCCAACCAGGTGGTGCTGCTGCGCTCGGATCCGCGCGTCAACACCACCCTCGTCCAGGACCTAACCACCACCCCGGCCACACCGCAGCAGCGGGACCGGTTCGCCCGCTGGCGCGAGCGCTTCGAATCGTTCGCCCGCGGCGCCAACGTGCGCAAGCTCGACAAGGTCGCCGACTCCGTGTTCGGGGTGCAGACCCCGCAGGGCAACCTGTACCGCTTCCTCGACGGCCGGTTCTCCGACCGGTCAGCGATCCCGCCGAGGCCGGCAGGCCGGCCAGCCACGCCATACCACGTGAAGTGTGAAATCGTCGACGGCACCGCCGAGTCCATGATCCTCGCCTCGGGGACGCCGCTGAGGAGGTACCCGGTCTAGATGTCTCGGCGCGAGGACGAAGCCGTTTGGCAGGCAGCTCTCCAGTCCGGTGACCTCCGCCGCATCGCCGACACCGCCCTCGCCCTGACCCGGAAACACTCCCGCGTGGACACGGACTTCCGGTTCACCGTCACCGACTACATGTGGCGGCCGGTGGGGGAAATCGGCACGGACCTGATCCGCGGCTCCGGCACCGACCCACGCAACGAGTGCCCGTCAGCCCGCCTCGAGATGAAGGGCACCAGCGACCTGGTGCCGGTGTTCATGAACTGCCGGAACACCATGGTCGGGGTCATCGTCGAGACCGGCGGCGGACGTTACCCGTTCTACGTCACCAACCACCGCTACACCTACCGACAGTCAAGCTGGACCAGCCACATCGAGCTCAAGGGAATCTGGTCGATCCTGGACTACCTGTACATCTGGCCGACCTGGTGGCTGCCCATCCAGACCCAGCCGTTCAGCCACGCGGTGTTCCTGTGGGGGCTGCAGACGGTGCTGGAGTCGATGGTCGCCGAGTGCGCGATGCGCATCCAGACAGGCATCTGGGAGGCCATCAACAACGGCCTGTCGCTCAACCCGGACATCCAGGCATGGTTCGGCACAATGCTGCAGGCCCTGAAGCGGGATGGGTTGAGCATCGACGCGTTCCGCCGCATGCTGCGCACCCCGATCTACGTGTCGCGGACCAACCCGTTCCTGGACACCTCACCGCTGGCCGGCCGCACGGTGCGTATGGAGTCATGCGGGGCGGTGATCCGCGACATCACCCGCGCCTACGGCGTGGACGCACGCATGGATCTGTGGCTGCCCGGGGATCCGCAGCCTGACTGGTTCACGCAGAACGTGCCCGGCATGGCCCTGGACCAGCCCACCTATGTGTTCTCCACGCGGGACCGCTCCCAGGTTGAGGGCCCAACCAAGACGGTGTTCGACAGCGTGCTGCGCACCGTGGTTGACCTCGGCGGCAGCTTCGGGCTCGTGATTCCCGGCCTGATCCAGCAGATCCCGGGCATGGACGGGGTCTACGAGTCCCCGGCGCTGGGTGTCAACCATGAGCCCCCGTACGCGATCGTCGTCGCCCCAGACGCCGGCGAGGACTCCTCGATCATCGAGGCCGAAATCACCGACCACACCCCAGAGGGCTGGCAGTTCATCATCGGCGGCCGCAGCCCGAAATGGCTGAACGACCTGCTGAATGCGCTGTTCTCCTGGCTGATCGACTCGCTGATGATCATTGTCGGGTTCACCGGATTCCCGAGCGATCTGCTGAGCGGGTTCCTCAACAACGCGTTCTTCGCGTTCCAACTGGTGCAGGTGTACCGGTGGCGCGACGAGATGGGGCCCTACCACCCGCACATCGAGCGGTTCTACCCGACGCAGTCGGCCCCCTACAACATCGAGGCCACGTTCGCGTTCATCAACGCGATCTTCGACGCCCGCGGATACACCTCGGCGCAGGTGACATTCCGCAACGGCGACAGCTACGCCCTCAACCGCGACATCTGGCGGGGTGGGCTGATGTCGCTCGTCTACTACAACCGCACCCGCATGCTCACCGACTACGTCGAGAACGTCATGTGGTCGGTGAGCGACAAGGAACGCACCGTCACGGTGCAGCTCGGTGACGGCCGCCGCGACGAGCCCCCGCTGGCGAAGCATCAGCGCTTCATCACAGCGGTGTTCGAGGCGATCAACGTCTGGACACTCGCACCCCAGAGCTAGGGAGACACGTGGATGACTGACGTGTGGGAGAAGACCCCCGACGGCCAGTACTACAAGTTCGTCGGCGAGATCCTCTGGCCGGTGAACCCGGAGTCCGGTGCAGGGATCCTGCTGCTGCGCCCGAAAGGCGGCATGGTCCTCAACATCCCCGCCCTGGAGCGCGGCGAGCCCGGGCCGCGTCCCGAGCTGGACACCGCCATCAACCTCACCGAGCTCGCCCCGGACGACCCTACCCCGGCGTCGGCATCCTGGAGTGAGCTGGTTCCACCGAGCGAAACATACGGCGGTAAGTACCGGCTCAACCTCGCGCTGCATGCCGGACAGAAGGGTGAGGACGGCGACACCATCCTCGACCCGGCCGATTTCCCCACCCCGGCGCCCGGCTGGTTCCCGGTCATCAATGACACCGTCGATGCGTTCGAGCTCCAGCCAGTGAAGGTCGGCGACCGGTATCTGCCGGTGGCGGTCAACGACTCCGGCGCAGAGGACTCGAACAGCACCCTGTGCGTGATCTACGTGGAGGCGCAGCCGTTCGACTGGCGCCCCGAGGTGGAGGCGCTCGCGATCGTCAACGCCACCGGTGATGTGAGCGTCGAGCTGCGGGCCCGACTTAACGGGGAGACGAACGGGCGCATCATCGGCCGCTGCCCGGGGATCGGCGCCACCAAGGACCGGCTTGTCCTGGTGTCGGCGCCCGCGCCGAACTCCTCGTCGAACTACGACCTCGTACCGGCCGGCCAGTCAGCGGTGATCTACATCCGCACCGAGAAAACCGCGGGCGCTGGCACATACACGGTGGCGTCGACCGACGTGCTCGCCAAGGTCCGGGTGTGTCCGGTGCCCGGACACGTCGAGTACGTGCCTGGAGGGTCGGTGTGACCGAACTGCCTGATGTCCCGTCGTGGGCGGTCAACGTCCCCCCAACCGCTGGTGTGCACCCGGCCAGCCTAGGTGGCCCAGCGCCGACGCGGCCGTTCTCCGCCACCGATCTGCTGCAGATCGGCGCCGACTTCATCGAGGCGTTCCTGCGGCACGTCGTCGAGGCGGTGGCCGGCGTGTTCCTGCCGGGGATCGCAGCCTTCCAACAGCTGCACGACTGGGGCCTGCTCGTCGTCGGCGGTATCGCGAACGCCGCCAACATGATCCAGCAGATCATCGACAACATCGTCAACGCCGTCAACTATCTCGGCGAGTGGCTGACCGAGATGAACCCGATCAGCGCCGTCGCTGAAGCGATCCTCGGCCTACTCGGGATCGGGACGAACGCGCAGCGCGGCGTCTCCGACCTGGATGCCAGGGTGCGGGCGCTGGAAGGCTCGACCGCTAACGCGATCGTCCTGGACTTCAGCGCACCGGCCTCCGCGACCATGGCGGATCTGGGGTTCACGGTCGCCACATCTGGCGGCGGCGCCGGCCGGATGGGGCCGAACGGCGCCGGCGCGCTGGTATGGACGCCGTCCGGCGGTGGCAGCAGGACCGAACTGGCCCGGTACGACGAGGAGGCGTTGAGTGCTGATGTGTGCCGGCTGGAATGGGTGCTGTCGTCCACACCGGACAAGCCGCTGACCGGCGGCACTACCCCTTACACGTTTGTGCTGGCGCGAGTCGAGGACGACTCGTTCGACAATTTCGTGCGAGTCCGAATCGCTCACGACGAGGTGCGGGTGCAGGCCGCGGTGGCCGGCACGGTGACAAACATCGGCCCCGCCTGGGCTGGCAGCCCGCGGGCTGGCGACCAGTTCGAGTGGCTCGTCGGCGACACCGGCAACGTGGGGCACCATGTGATGAAGCGCAACGGCTCCATAATCCTCGACTTCACCGAGACCACGTCGGTCTCCGGATCGAACTACCGCCACATCGGGGTCGGCATGTCGACCGGCCCGCGCAGCTTCGGCGGGGTCGCGCAGCAGGGGATCCCTGCTGGTCTTGCTGTACTCACCGCGACGGAGGTTCTCTGATGGCGCTGCTCGGCACCAGCCCAGTCGAAATCGACTCGCCTGACACCATGTTCGCCGTCCTGAAGGAGCTCGCAGGCTCACCCACCTGGCGTGGAATGGTCGATGTCTGGCGCGACACAAAAACCGGCGACCCGGTGTGGCGGATCGAACTGAACAGCGTCGACGGCCAGCAGGTCAACGCCGGTATCGGCGACTTCCTGGTGCTCGCCTACGGGCACTTGCTCAAGCTCACCGCAGACCAGGTCGGATAGCGAGGGAACAGAACATGGCGCTGCCAAGCTTCGGGATCGACGGCGACCTGTACCGGGTGCTGGGCCGGAACTCCAACAATGCCCTGGTCAAGCACCCGCTGCCGGCCCGGGTGTATTTCACCTCCAACCTCGCCCCCGGCTACCCGATCAAGGCCGACGACAGCCTCGTCTGGATCGAACGCTGCGAGGCGGTCGTCGCCGAGGACGGCACCCTCGTCAACGCGCTCGACGGCCAGCCAGTGCGCCTGCTCGCGAACGACCCGAGCCTCGGGCTCGAACGGCCACTGCAGTGGACGATCGAGATCCACGTCCCCATCGTCGGCAGGTCAACCCCGCACCGGGTCTCGTGGACGTTCGAGGCCCCGGCGGACGGGGAGACTCTCGACCTCGAGACAGCCGCGCCCGAGGCGTGGGTCGAGACCAGGCCGATCATGCGCGGCCCCAGGGGGTACTCGATCACCGGGGTCACCCTGAACGGGTCCGAGTTGGTGTTCTCCCGTTCCGACGACCAGCCCGACATCGCTGTCGAGGTGCCGTCGCTCGAAGCGGCCGCGGCGGCGGCTGAGGACGCGTTGGAGTACGCCTCCGACGCCCAGGGCTTCGCCGCGGACGCGCAGGCGTACGCGGCTGCTGCGCACGGGCACGCCTCCAACGCCCAGGGCCACGCGAACGACGCATCCGGGTTCGCTGATGACGCTCACGGCTGGGCTGACGCGGCGGCGCAGTCGGCGGACCTGGCTGACGAGCACGCCGAGGCGGCAGCGGCCTCCGCGCTGGCCGCGTCATCGGCGGTGACGGAGGCCATCGAGGAGCTTGTTGGTACCGCCCCGTCCACGCTGGACACACTGCAGGAGCTCGCCTCCGCGATCGCCAACGACCCCGACTTTGCGGTGACGATCACGAACTTGATCGCTACCAAGCAGCCGAAGTTCATGGCCGGCACCTGCGTGACTGCGGCGGCTACGGCGGCGAAGACGGTGACGCTCGATTCGCCGTGGGCGTCGCACACCATCGCCGCAGGCGACATCCTGGCGATAAAGTTCGCGAACGGCCAGACCGCGACCTCTCCAACACTGGCGGTGAATGGCGGGTCTGCGTATGCGATCACGACGGCGGCGGGCGTGACGGCGTCGGGGAGTGTCGCGGTCGGCGCCGGGAAGACAGTGGTGCTGCTGTTCGATGGCTCGAGCTACACGGTGTTCGGTGCGACGCAGAACAGCACCTATGCGGAGATCGGCGAGGACGAGATCGACGATGGTTCGTCGTCGGCGGCCCGGTCGATATCCGGGCGGCGGGCCGCCTACCTGCTGGGGAAGGCGCAGCGCCGCTGGGTATTTGGTGGGCTGGTGTCGAGCAATCGCACGCTGCTGCCGTGGGAGCAGGTGACGGTCGATGTGAGTGCGTTGACGAGCGACATCACGCTGACGCTGCCAGCGACCCCAGCCAATGGGGACGAGGTGGCGATCTTCCTGTGGGGCAGTAACGCCGACCACGAGGTGTTCGTCGACGCCAATGGCCGCTACCTGATTGACGCTTCGACAGGTGTGGACGAGTTGCCGATGTCGGCGTTCCGGGTGTTGGCGCTCACGCTCGGCTACGACGCCGCGGATGGTTCCTGGCGGATTGTCGGCACGGGCGCGGATGTGAGCGAGTCCACGGTGGCGGCGGCTGGTGCTGTCATGACGGACGGCACCGTGACGCGCGCTGTGGCACTGACTCAGGCGGAGTACGATGCGCTGCCGGTGAAAGACCCGCAGACCCTCTACGTGATCCAGGACTGACCATGTTCGTGGGTTCTGCGTCGGCGGAGAAGGCGTACGTGGGGGAGGCGCCTGCGACCGCCATGTATCTGGGGGATGTGCTTGTGTGGCAGGCGTTCACCCCGTCCGTGACCGGGTTCACCGCGCCGGGCGCATTCACCTACCAGATCCCGCCGGGTGCACGGTTCGTGGATGTGGTGCTCATCGGGGGTGGCCGAGCGGGCTTCAATGGTAGTGCTGGCGGCGGCGGTGCCGGCGGTAAGGCTGCGTCGTGGGTGTGCGAGACCATCGACCTGTCGCTGTTTCCCGGGGTCACCGAGATCACGGGGACAGTAGGTGCGGGTGGCGCTGCTGGATCGAACAACGGCGCCGGCACGGCGACGACTGCGAATATCGGGGCGTTGCAGACGATTACTGCGCAGCCTGCGCCTGCTGGTGCGAGTGCGCAGTCGGGTAAGGGCGAGGACGCTGAGTCGGTGACCTATCACGGCGCCCTGTACCGGGGTGGGGTTGGTGGCGCGAACTCGGCCACCGGTCAGGGCGGTGCGGCTACCGCACCCGGTGCCGGCGGCGGCGGAGGTGGGTCGTTCCTGTTCGCCGGTCAGCCGAGTGGTGCTGGGGGGCACGGCGCAGCGTTCTTCCATGCGTGGGTGACACCACCCCAGGAGGACGTGGCGGTGTTCACCACGCCGGGGGCGTTCACCTACCAGATCCCCGCTGGGGCACGCTACGTGGACGTCGTGGCGATCGGCGGCGGTGGTGGCGGCGGCGGCACAAACAGCCTCTATCGTGGCTTCGGCGGCGGCGCCGGGCAGTGGAACAGCGTCACCCTGGAGCGCGGCGTCGACATCCCGTCCGGCACCACCACGATCACCGGCACCGTCGGCGCCGGAGGCTCTGGAGGAATCGCCCCAACTGGGAATGGCGGCGATGGGTCCGCCACAACCGTGACCGCCACCGGCTGGGCAGGACTCACCGCAGCAGGCGGCAATGGTGGTTTGGGCAACGCGACGATCTCGGAGGCAGGTCAGGCCGGCGGGTCGCCGGGAAACCACACCCGCAACGGCATCACATACGTCGGCGGCACCGGCGGCGCCGCAGTACCAAACGGAACCAACGGGCAACCCGGCACCGCGCCAGGTGGTGGCGGCAGCGGCGGCTACGGATCAGCGTCACAACCGCGCAACGGCGGCGTCGGCGCCCCAGGCCGCGTATGGATCAGAGCATGGAAATAACCGTGCGCCTGGACCACTACGGAACCGGCGACACCCAGCGCAAACCCCGCACCCAGGCGTGCCCGCTCTGCCGGAAGCCAGCCATCCACCACCCACTCTGGTGGCACCGAGCCGCCGCGCTCGGTGACATAGCCCGCCGGGCACTCACCAGGATGTGGTGGCGCACCGCGATCAACACCAACACCACCCCACCAACCCTGTTGGAGACGTGATGGCAGTCCTGCGCGCGAACGTGGATTACGCCCACTCCATCGCCAAAGCCCGCGACCGCCGGCCATACGGCTACGGCGGCGTCTGGCACCCAACCGATCTCGGCCGGACCACCGACTGCTCCGGGCTGGTCACCCACATCCTCGACGCGGTGATCAACGGCCCCAACATGAAATGGTCGCGCCACGGCATCTCCACCGAGTCGTACCGCTACGTGGGCGGCCCAGGCTCGCGCGGCCCGTTCGGCACGATCCGGGTCGGGCACTGGCGCGATATCCCAGCCGACGCGGTGGTGAAGATCGGGTTGATGCACGGCCCGGGCGGCGGTGCCAACAGCCACATGTCATGCACCCTGGAGGGCGTCGCCATCGAATCGCGCGGCGGCGCAGTGCCAACCGGCGGCCAGATCTACGGCCGCCACGCCCGCCACTACAACGACAGCCTCTACCACGACTGGTTCTATCTGCCCGGACCAATCATCGGGGCCGGCGCGACCACCCCAGTACAGCCGCAGGCGCCCGGGGCGATCTACCTCGGCCGCGACTGCAGCCGCTACGAATGCCGCGGCGAACGGGTTCTCGCGCTCCAGAAGCGGCTCAACGCCTACGCCCCGGCGTACTCGAGCCTCGAGGAGGACGGCGAGTTCGGCCCGCTCACCGAGGCTGTGGTGAAGGAGTTTCAGCGCCGCGCCGGGCTGGTCGTCGACGGGATCGCCGGCCCGGCCACGCTCGGCGCGCTCGGCCTGTTCGTCTCAACCGCCAACGCTCCCGGAGGTGTGAAAGTGGCCACTGACCGAGAACTGCTGGAACAGATCGCCACCGAGGTGAAGGCGATCCGCACCGACACCAAGGAAATCCGCCTCCAGTTGGAGACCGACGGGCACCCGTCGTGGAAGAACCGGGGCACATCGGTGCGCGACAAGGTGTACGGCATCGACGCCAAGCTCGACGCACTCGCCGGCAAGCTCGGCGGCTGACATGCCGATCCGGCTCGGAGACCACGGCGACCTGGTCGCCCGCTGGCAGCACACCATGCTGCAGCGGTTCCGCTCCTACGCCAAAGCGGCCGACGGCGGGCCGCTCCGCGTCGACGGCTACTACGGCTACGACGACCGCGACGTGCAGCGCGAGTACGAGCGGCGCACCGGGCAGCTGGTCGACGGCGTCGTCTCCGACGACGACCTGCGCGCCCTCGGCATCACCGGCCCCGTCCCGCCGAGGATGGTGGTGCTGACGTTCCGCGGCACCGGCGGCACCGTCGGCCAGGACTACACCAGCCGCGCAGCCGCGGCCGCCGGGATCACCGAGCTGCCGGTGCCGTTCCCCGCCGCGATGGGCGGGATTCCCGTCGGCGCCGCCGCCGACGTGCGGGCGCCGTCCGGGCAGAAATCGGCCGACCTCGCCGTGGAGTGGGCGTGCGCCGAGATCGAGCGCACCACCTGGTCGTTCGCGCTGTGCGGCTACAGCCTCGGCGCCTACGCGGCCAGCCGGGTCCGCGCCGAACTGCTGCCCGGCGGCCGGCTCGACCGGCACGCCGACCGCTACATCTGCGGGGTGATGATCGGCAACCCGGCCAGGCCGTTCGGCCACACCTACTACCTCGGCGCCGTGCCGGACGGGTACGGCATCGCCGACTGGCACCTGCCCGAGGCCGCGATCCGCCACCCCGACGGATCACCGCGCTGGGACTGGTGCGAGCTGGTCGACCCCGGCGACCTCTACGCCAACGCCCCCGGCGGCCGGACCGGGGACATCCTGCGCACCGCCTACCGGATCGTCATGGACACCGAGCTGTCCGACCCGGCCGGCACCGCGCAGCGCATCATCCCCCAGGTGCTGCGGCTGCTCGACCAGGCCGGCATCCGGCTGCCGCTCGACCCGGCCGCGGTGATCACCGGCGCCGCGGCCGGCCTGCTGTCGGCGCTGCTACCCGGCGAGCTGACCCGGCTGCTGTCGGTGGGGGACAACGACACCGCGGCCGCGGTGCGGGCGGCGCTGCTGGCGGCCCGGTTCTACGCCGACCGGACCGCCGCGCACATCTCCTACGAGTTCAGGGAGGTGTGGCCAGGGCAGACCTATCTCGGTCTCGCGGCCCAGCATCTCCGCGACTGGTCATCGCGGCGCGCGGTGGCCTAGCGACCAACGACAGAAAGGGGAGAGAGGGGTGTCCACGATCTACTCGCGCGCGTTCTGGCGCGACGCCAGCGAGCGGTCCGTCAAGAGCGCGGCGCAGGCCGCGATCCTCGCGCTCGGCGGCAGCGCCGTCAACGTGCTCACCCTGGACTGGGCCACGCTCGCCGGGGCGGCCGGCGGCGGGGCGCTGCTGTCGCTGCTCACCAGCCTGGCGTCCGCGGGCATCACCGGCCGCGACTCCGCATCGCTGGCCGGGGGTGCCGCCGCGTGAGCCTCATGCAGACCATCGCCGAGGCGGCGGAAGTCGTCTACAACCCGGACGACGCCGTCGACCTGGTCGGGCTGGCGATCATGTACTCGCCCACGGTGATCGGCGCGGTGTTCAGCGGGATCGCCATGATCCTCGCCAAGCGCGTCAAAGACCAGGTCCAGAACGGCCACACGGAGCCGCTGCGCAACGATCTCGACGCGAAATTCGACCAGGTGAACGCACGCATCGACGCGTTCACCGAGCGCCTCGACCGGCACGAGCGGTTCGTCGGGGATCGCATCGACCGGATCGAACGCCGCTTCGACGCCCACCTGGAGCGCGCCGGCGGGGCGTGACGATGGCGCTGCGGCCCGGTGACACCGCGTGGCTCGCGCTCGCCGCCGGCGTCGTCGCCTGGGAGATCGCCGGCGCCGAGCTGCTGTCCGAGGCCGTCGACCGCTACCTGGAGGCTCACCCGTGGCTGACCCGGGCGGTCATCGCGATCGTCGCTCTGCACTTGGCCAACCTGCTCCCGGAGCGGCTGGACCCGCTGCACCAGATCGCTGTTGCGGCGCGGCGCGGCGTCGACCAGCGAGCGCCGGGCGCGTGATCCTCGGGCAGATGGAGCGCCCGAGGTGACGCGGTGCGCACGGGCGACTGCAAGTGTGTACAGACATTCCGTACAGAGTCATGTATCGTATGTCTGTACACACTGCCTGGGAGGGTGTTGATGAGGCGAATATTCGCGGCGAATTGGGTCGTCGCTGACGAGCTCCTGCCGCCAGAGATGACTCGGTCCACGGGCGCGGCGGAGGTCACCGCTGACCAGTTCGATCAGGACGATGACTGGGGTCCTGGCAGCTACTCGTGGGTCGATGTCGACGATGCTGTCGCGGCAGCGTGGGACGCTGGACTCGAGGCGTGTGGTGCCGCCGGTGTCGACCCGCATTCACGGGAGGGGCTCGAGTTGCGGTGGCGTGCACTGCACGGCGACACCCCCATGTCCGAGGCGCTCCTCGCCTGGATTGATCGCAGAGAAGCGCGTCTAGCCGTCGAGGCCGAAGCTCGACGCCGCCATGACCAGGAGGTCAGCCGCTACCAGCGTGTCCTGTCCGGGTATGTCAATATCGGGCCGCACCCGAGGTGCTCCGACGCGGTGCCCGACGAGGTGATCTACAGCGGACCAAACCGCTACGGAGCGCGCAGTGAACTGGTGCGGGTCGATGGCCACACCATCGTGGAGCGGCTGAGTATGAGCGCCAACCTTTGGACCCGTGACCCGGAGGTCATCGCCGACGCCGAAGCCCGCCGCGGCATCACCGGATACATCTACAGCCTGCCCCTAGCCGAGACGCTGGCTGAGCTGGAGCGCACACTGCCGCCGGGGCGCCCAAGCTGGCTCGGCGGGACCTACCGGTTGGACGAGTTCCAGCGCACAGGCTGGCAGCGCACTAGCAGTGACCCACGGTCCTCCACGGACCTCGAAAAGCTGACCAGACTTCGGGTATACCTCGCCGAGCGCGCCGAGTGGGACGCCACCAACGGCGCCCTGGTCCAGCGGGCTATGGACCTGGCGGTCGACGGCAGCATCACGGCGACGCACTGGTCACCCAATGATGTGGTGGGTATCCCCGAGATCGCCGACAAGCTCGGCGTGAAGCGCGCCACGGTCGACGTGTGGCGGCAGCGTAACGTGGGCTTTCCGGAGCCGACACACACCGTCGGCGGCCGGCCCGCGTGGCTGTGGGTGCCGGTAGCAGCGTGGGCGTACCACACTGGCCGGCTGCCGGAGTCGGCGCTATGAGCGTCCATGTGTGCCCGAACTGCGGGTACTCGATCGAGCAGGGGCCGTTGCCGTCGGGATCGTGGACAGCGGAGTCCATCGGCCGAAAGCGCGACGGCTGGAACCCGCACCCCTGGGTGCGCGTCGCCGGCACCCAACCGCCGGAATGGGTGCGCGGCCACCGCGACTACAGCCAAGCCTCGGCGTCCGGCGCATCAGGCATCACCACCACCTACGTGCTCCGGCCAGGCAAGCTCTACGAGGCTGAGTACCCCGTCGACTCCAGTCACCGCCGCCGCATCCTGCTGCGCGTCAACGAACTCGGTGACGTGGAGCAGGTACCCCCAGAGGAGGCCCATAAGTGGCTGTGACCAAGCGGGGGCTCGGCATCGACGTGCTGACGGCGGCACGACGGCGCATCGCCCGCGTCATGGACGATTTCCCTGCCGTCTACGTGTCATTCTCCGGCGGCAAGGACTCGGGCGTTCTGCTCGAACTCGCCGCGCGCGAGGCCCGCGACCGCGGCCGGCGCATCGGCGTGCTGATCGTGGACCTGGAGGGCCAGTACCAGCACACCGTCGATTACATCGCGCTGATGCTGCAGCGGCACGAGGATGTGGTGGACCCGTACTGGGTGGCGCTGCCGCTGAATCTGCGCAACGCGGTGTCGCAGTTCGAGCCGCACTGGACATGCTGGGACCCCGACAAGCGCGACCAGTGGATACGCCCGTACCCGCCCGGGCCTGGGGTGATCACCGACCCGGGGTACTTCGATTTCTTCACTCCTGGAATGGAGTTCGAGGATTTCGTCCCGAAGTTCGGGCAGTGGTACTCCGAGCGGCACAACGGCCGCATGACGGCATGCCTGGTCGGCATCAGATCGGATGAGTCGATCAACCGCTACCGCACCATCGCGTCGACGAGAAAGCGCCGCTACATGGACTGGCAGTGGACCACCTGGGTAGGTGGCGCCCTGTTCAATACCTACCCGATCTACGACTGGCGCACCGAAGACATCTGGAGGTTCTATGGCCGGGAGCGGGTGCCCTACAACCGGGTGTACGACTACATGCACCAGGCCGGCCTATCGATCCACCAGATGCGGCTGTGCCAGCCGTACGGCGACGACCAGCGTAAGGGCCTGTGGCTGTTTCACATCATCGAGCCGGCGACATGGTCGCGCGTGGTGTCACGCGTACAGGGGGCCGGGTTCGGTGCCCGCTATGCCACGCACACCGGCAACATCATGGGCCGAGTCCGCATCGAGAAACCGGAGGGGCTGACCTGGCAGCAGTATGCCACCGCGCTGCTGGAGTCGATGCCGCCGCCCACAGCAGACCACTTCCGCGACAAGATCGCGATGTTCTTGCACTGGTACGACGAGCGCGGCTACCCGGGCGGCAGCATCCCGGACGACGGCCCGCTCGACAAGTCCACCCCGAGTTGGAAACGCATCTGCAAATGCCTGCTGTCCTACGACTATTGGTGCAAGGGCCTGTCGTTCTCGCCGCCGACCAACACCCGCGCATACCAAAGCTACAAGGCGCTGATGAAACGACGCCGAAAGGAATGGGGATATGACCAGCTCACGGGCGCGTGACATCACCGACGCCATCATCCAGTCTGCGCAGCGACTGGCCGACCTGCCGACGCAGGAGCGCATCGACGCCCTCAACGAGGTGCGACGGGCGCTGCACCGATTGTCGCCGATGGCCGACCAGCCCATCGACTGCGTACTCTGGGTACGCGCCGACTGCGTACGCGGAAACGCCTACAACCCCAACAGTGTTGCGCCGCCGGAGATGAGACTGCTGGAGCGGTCGATCGAGGCCGACGGCTACACGCAGCCCATCGTGGCGTGGGAGGACGGCGACGGACTGGAGGTGGTGGACGGGTTCCACCGCCACCTGGTCGGCAAAACACCCGAGGTGTCTGTGCGGTTACACGGTCGGCTGC